CATGCTGTATTGTGTGATGAATGTTTTTATCTGAAAATTTACGCAATTGCATTTTACATCTTGGCGGCGGTACGGGCAAGCATTGCCAGACCGCGGGGGCCACGCTTCATACCTGCGTTCTTGCGCATCTTGCGCATGTATGGGTTGGGCAGGTTCCACATTGGGCTGCCCATGACCTTGCGTGGGCGGCCGACCGGGCGCTTGGGTGCGTAGCCCTCATACATCTGGGCCATGTATGCGGCGCGCTTCATTGGGAGGACGCGCACACCCTTGACGCGGGGCGCGTACTTGCCACGGGCATCACCGGCGTTCTTGCGCACCTTGCGCACCATCTTGGGGCGGATCGGGCTGGGGATATCAACGTTCCCGTGAGCGTACTTGACGTTCACGGTCGAGCCCTGGGGGTTCTTGTAGTACTTGGCCTTGGGGGCGTACTTGACACCCTTGACGGTCTTGACGATGTACTTGCCTGACGCGGTCTTGTAGATCACGCGGCGCTTCACGTTCATGTAGGAAGTTGGCTTTGGGGAGGACGCGGGAGCCATTTTATTTGTAATAACTGTCTAGAAATTAATTACACTCAACCCTTCCACCTGTTTCCGCATGACATACACGTGATGAAAGCAGTCTGTAGAGCGGGTGCATTAGTACGCGGCGCAAATAACACCAAAAACAATAACAGGGAACTCACCATAGGTTCGTCTGCGCTACGAGTTTGCAATAAATAGAACGTTGTGCGCTTTGATTTACAACGCCCACAGGTGAACATTCCGGTGTACTCCTCCTCCTTCATCTTGGCCTTCTCTTTGGCCAACTCCTTGCTTTTGAGATCAAAGGCCTTCTTTGCGTATGGGCCATCAGGCCAGAGCACGTCCGCTGAGTACCGCGCCAGGTTCTTCGCGTCGAGCTCTTTACGCTGAAGCCGCTTTACGAGTTGAGGTACTATGCGCACGTCCAGAGAAACCTTGTCACCAACCACCTGGATCTCCGTAGAGACCTCTGGGCCCCTTTCAAGCTCTTTCAGGAGTCCAAAAGCCTTTTGCTTGTAGCGCGCCCGGAATAGTCGGTTTTCCCATGATGGGTCGTCTTGTACGCCGCGCGTCTCTTGGACTGCCCAGTTGTATACTGAGCGTTCGCAGTTTCGCGCAGCCGCCCCAGCACCCAGCGCACGGGTAAAGCCGGTCCGGGCGTATTCACGGAGGGCGTGTTCCATTGTTTTGGTTTAAGAGTCATTCACGTGTCCCGTATCTGGCTTGTACATCTCATCTTTTTTTGGGATCTGACGTGGCACCCACAGAATCTGGCGAAACGCCTTTGCTGGCGCGCCACACAAATGAGGATAACGCCGGGCGGTCCAAGGCGACGTCAAGTACACGGTACAAATGTTATTGTGAGGACTATGAAAAACACAGTCGTAGCACGACGGCATCCTAACTTAAAAAAGCGCGTCGTGTTTAATACAATGTATACTCATCCTATGATCGTGTGTGGGACCAGTCGGTGTCCCGTATGGGCCTTCAATTGAGAATGATTGTCACTGTTGCGCAGAGCGAAAAATGATTCGCAGTCTGCAACTTCAAGCGTCGCGCCAAGGAGTCGGACCTTCTAAATTTTCATCATGGATTCATCGCAAATATGGAGACTTTGTGGTCACTCGCGTCAGGGTCGATGGAGGTTACGGCACGTCCCTTCCGTGTGTGATTTGCCGCAAGGCGATGGACAGGCTGTCTATTCAATGGAGAGCCCATGTAGGCGAGGAATGGTTCAGGAGCACGGATGAAAACGTACCAGCCTCCAGAGCCACGGCCAAACAACGGGTAAAGTTGGGATTTTTATAATTTGTAATAGTAATGCACTGGCTTTCTGTTTTGCTAGGTCTCGTGATTGCATGGACCCTTCTGTTCTTTATCGGTCCCCGGCCACGCGTGTCCTACTACGTCCAGGCGCCCGTCGTGGGTCTGCCGATTTCAGAGATTGATTCGGCTATGGAGGCGGTCGGCCTCGCGCCATCTGGATTCAAGGGTGAAGCGGAAGGACCGAGCCCCGCTCCAGCGCCCGCCCCAGTTCAGGAGCCGTCTGTGGCCGACGTGGCTCTCATGGAGGCGCCCGCCCCAGTTCAGGAGCCGTCTGTGGCCGACGTGGCTCTCATGGAGGCGCCCGCCCCGTCCCCGTCCCCTCTTTGAGAACTTTTGCGCGTGATTCCCAAAGTACTCTCCAACTTGCTCGCCGCTCTGGCCAGAGGTTTCATCCTCCTGAGTTTCAGAGTGTCTGACTGACTTGTGGAGTTTTCTATAGCCTTCAGCCGTGTGGAATCCTGTGCGGCCGATTGTGCTACTGGCCCGCGAACTATCAATTCGCTTCTCGTATCCGTGAAAACTGGATTTGTCTGTTTTTCAATAGGAAAATAGAGTTGAGGAGGTTCAACGAGACCCCCGAACGCCCTAAACTCTTCTATACTCATAGTCCCTCCGAAGCACTTTAGGAACTGACGTTTTGGAGCCGGCCACAGAGGCACGTACTTCCCAAACGCTCGGAGCCTCATCATGGCCAAAAACGATTGAACCTCCCCCGACTTGGCGGAGATTGTGTCGAGCGCGTACGCTTTCGCACATTGCCACGAGCAAAAGTTTCCAATGGTCGTGAACCTGTTGAGCTTCTCGTCGTATTTGACTGGCAAATGGATGCATGGACGCTGTGGGAGGCCGTGAACGCACCACCAACACACGAGGCCGGTCAGGTCCTGCTCGGGCGGCGTCGTCGGCTGCGGCTCGCGAACCTTGACGTTGGCGACTCTAGATTCTGCAACAGCCTTTTTCTGCGAGCAAATAGATGTCTTCATAGGACTTAAAAACCTAATAATCTTTAATATTAGATGCTTCTATCAATTGATTGTGGTATAAAAAATTTAGCAATGTGTTTGATTGATCCTTTGACTAAAAAGATTCACGAGTGGGACGTGTCAGGTGTTCCGCCGAATCACGCCGACGGTATATTCCCGTGCTTGGTCCGGCACCTCAACGAAAAGCCGTGGGTGCTGGGAGCGACAACCGTCATCATAGAAAAGCAACCTGATAGGAACCGGAGCATGAAGGCGGTCGAGAACCTTCTACACACATACTTTTTAGTGAAGGACCCCGGGCGGCCCGTGGTCATCTGGGACGCGCGACACAAGATTCCGGACGTGGCGGGTGCAGGGAAGGCTCGGTACGCGCAACGGAAAAAGACTTCGATCGAACGCGCCCGAAAGTTCATCGCGGGTGACGGGCCGAACAAGGAGCTCGTGCCGTTCTTTGATGCGCACAAGAAGAAGGATGACCTCGCGGATACCGTGATGCAATCGTTGAGCTTTATCGACAAGAGGCCCGGGGCGGATCCTTCGGATTCCCCTCCAAAGGTCAAGAAGGTGGCGCCACGCAAACCAACTGAAAACCAGGTGCGGACAAAGTACTCAAAGGCGAATCTTGCTTATTTGGTCAAGACCAAGGCCAAGCAAGATGCGCGATTCAAAAAGGATCTCGCAAGGTACTATCGCAATTTAAATGAATTGAAGGCTGAATTTAAATTATAAGCATCTTCTGATGACCCACACGCAGCTTCGTGTCCAGATACACGGGGTGTCCAGCCGCCTTGAGCGCCTTACAAAACGCAACATCCTCACTGTTCATGTCGACCAGAGGGCCTATAGTTTGTAGGCCCGACCAGAACCACGGATACTTGATGCTCTCCACGACATCCTTCTTGATGAGCATCCAGCCCATACCGGCATACGCCACCTCTAGGTACTCCGGGGCCGCCACGAGGTCGTCCGGGCGCAAAAACTTGAAAGAACCCGTCTTGGCGAAATACTCTTCGTTCCAATCCTGAACGGCCGCGACGTTCTGCATGTCCTCCATCATGTAGTGACCAGCCGTGACGTCATGAGGGCTCTCGAGGATCCGGAAAAAGTCCTCTGGCTTGAAAACGATATCAGAATCGATCCACATCATGGCGTCGTATTCCACCTGGCCCTGGAACGGCTTCTGGTCCGGGCCCTTGAGTACGTCGCCGCCGAGACACTTGGCGCGTGCGAAATGAACGACGGACGAATACTGCTGACTGATCATAACCTGGTGACCCTTTGAAGAGGCTTGCATCAGGAGATCGGACCAGGCCAAGAGGAACTCACGAGAGTACGAGCGACCGGGCATACAGAAGATGATCTTCATTGGTGTATTTGTGGTCGAGTTCTTAAAGTAAAAAAAAATATTGAGATTTGGTAATGGTGAAGACCGGCGTCATCATAGCGGCAGTTGTCTGCTGTATTTTGGTGGTCGTCGGAACCATTTTGGGGGTTTGGGGATCAGGGGTCGCGTGTCCAGACTTTGGGATGGATTGTGCGTTGAGTCCAGCTCCAGCCGCCGGAACTCCGGCATCCGCTGGGACGCCAAGTGGGACTTCTCGTGTGGGTACTCCAAGTGGGACGCCAGCCTCTGGAACTCCAGGAAGGACTCCAACAGCATTTTCGGGATCGCCCGCATCTACTCTTGGTTCTCTCGGATCAACGCCTGATTCTTCTGACAACACCGGTGGAACGCCACCTTCGCCTGTAAATTGTGAAATGAATGACTGGAGTGGCTGGTCTGCATGTTCTAAAACATGTGGTGGTGGGCTCATGAATCGTACACGAACCGTCAAAACCGCCCCTCTAAATGGCGGGACGGCGTGCCCTCCTTCCACAGAATCGTCAACGTGCAACAACCAAGAGTGCCCCGTTGACTGCGTCGTTTCTGATTGGTCTGCATTTAGTTCATGTAGCGCAACATGTGGGGGCGGTACACAAACTCGAACGCGAACCGTAACCACCAAGCCTACATTCAATGGAGCCGCCTGCCCTCCTCTCACAGAATCTCAGGTGTGTAATACACAAGGCTGCCCCGTCAACTGCGTTGGCAGTTGGGTCGGGTGTAATGTCACATGTGGAACAGGGATAGATACTTATACTATCACGACACCGGCGGCTAATGGTGGGACGGCGTGTCCCACAGCTGACGGTGCGACTAAAGCATGTGTATTGGCTCCATGTGGTGTAGATGCGGTGGGTAATTGGGAAGGGGCTTCTACGTCGAATCCAGATGGTTGGAGCGCCTGTTCGGCAACATGCGGCCAAGGTACACAAACTCGCAAATATAAAGTAACCGTCAAGTCTGCCGGTGGGGGCGCGACGACTCCATATCAAGATGGATACCAAGAATCTCGCGCATGCCTTGGGTTGTCACCATGCCCACAGCCGGTCGATTGTGTTGGTTCGTGGTCAGAATACACCGGGTGTACCAAAGGATGTGGGGGAGGTACGAAAACACGCACTTATACAATCACTACAGCCTCTGCTAATGGCGGAAAAGCTTGCCCTAACAGAACTGGTGACGTGGAAACGCAGCCATGTAATACCACGTCTTGCTGTGATCCAGCCGTGTATAAACTTGGCGAATGGGCGGATGTCGCTGGCCCCGATGGGAAAGTAGCACCGCCATTTAATTGCGATGGCCGGGCTGGAGACGGTCGACCGTATGTGCTTCAGGCGCGACCCGTGACATTTCCAGCAAACCCGAATGGACCGGCGACCGCAGTCGATTGTCAAATTCTTAATAACCAATATCGCTATACCGCATTGGGGTGTGCAGACCGCGAGCCTACCGCGGGTTCTTGTTCTGATTCAGCAGTCGCATGGTCATCAGGTACAACTGGATGCACAGTGAGTCCGGCGAACAAAGACCCGAGGGGTGGGACGTGTAATCCTTTATCAAATCCGTGGTCTCTGGATGGGTGTACGCCAACGCAGGCGGAGACCACACCAACCGAAGGAACTTGCTCCGTTTCTGGAATATATTGGAACTCGACAGACGGATGTAAAATATCTCCAGCGACGCGCGCTGCAACATCTGTTTCGTGTAGCGCGGGTTCATGGAACGGGGCGGCGTGCGCCATTTCGCCATCAACGACAAATCCAAGTGGAGGAACATGTAGTCAGCCGCACGCTACATGGGGAACGGGTGGGTGCACAAGTGGTCCTGCCGTCACGGGGACGGTGACTGCTTGCTCGTCTGGAACATTTTCTGGAGGAGTCTGTAACAACACCACCGAGAGATATTGTGCCCAGAGGAATATGAAGACGGGTGGGTGCACGAGTTACGGCACCCGAACTACTGCTGTTGGTAGAGTGGGTGACTGGACCTGCCCGGCGGGCTACACTAAATCAGCCACAGCACCCACGTGTGACCCCATACCGGCTACCGTCACGAGCGTGAGCGGGTGTCCATCAAACTATACAGGTGACGCGTCACGAAACACGTGCGTGGCTGGTTCGGGATCAGTCACTGGAATAGACTGTAGCCAATTTGCGGGATATGACGCCGATCTGCCAAACATGGTGTGTAAGGCGAGAGCCGTGACAACAACAGATCTCACGTGCCCCGCGGGTTATTCTAAAAATTTAACTAACAACAAATGCACGGCCGTTACGGGAACCGTTTCGACAGTCACGGGATGTCCGACGACGTACAATGCTTCTGCATCATCCAACAAATGCACAGCAAAGGCCGCGACGATCTCGTCACTGACATGTTCTAATTCAGGTTTTTTCAAAGCTAATAACAGTTCAAATAAGTGCGTACCTTATTCGTAAACTATGTGATTTTGGCGGGAGAACCCTTGGCCTGTGTAATAACTTTGAGAGCATCGTCTGGAGTGACGCCTATTTTGACAAGTTCGACCGCGACGTCTATATCTTTCAGACCTTTATTAAATAGTTCACGAGCTTTTGAGACTTGCGCGGTCGTAAATGTACTCTCTGGAGCCGTTTCGGGAGCCGGAGCCGGAGCCGGAGCCGGAGCCGGAGCCGGAGCCGGAGCCGGAGCCGGAGCCGGAGCCGGAGCCGGAGAAAAGTACGACTTGCTGACCTTGAAGAAAAGAACAAAAACTATAACCGCCAAGAGAGCAATTATTATGATATCCTGGCGCTTCATTTATACTTGTGCGAGATTTTTATGCGTCCCGAGTGCAAATCTCGGGGGTCAGCTCCGTCCAGCCATCCAGGCACTTCTCTGTAGTCTTCTTACCACGGAACTGAGCCATACGCGACGTGCGCGGCTTGAGAAACCAGATGAGAAGCAGAACCGCTAAAATTATGGCGATGATGTATTCAGGTTTCATTTATTTTCTGCGCAGAAAATAAATGAAGGACTATATAATCATCGCCTTGCTCGTTATTATAGTGATTGTCATGTTTTCCAGAAGTGTGAGCACCATGTCACCCGCCCCAGGTCCCGCGCCTCCGAATTGTGGTTCTAAAATGATAAACAAGGACCTCAACTGTGCCGATATTTACCCAGGCGTGTATGAAAAGGATGGGTCTATTACGGGAGACCGTAAATTTTGTTGCGCATAAAGTATATGGCAGTAGCACTACTTATACTTTGCTGTCTGAGTTTGGCCGTGGCGGCGGCGGTTGCATACTATTTTGATTGGAAAAAACGTAAAGAGGAAGAGGAGGAAGCGGAGAATAAACGTTTTCTTAATCAGCCGGTTCCGACGAGCACTGATGGTTCTTCACCGGTGGCCACAACTGTCTGTCAGACTGTAAGTGATAATAATTTGACGTGGTCTGGACACAGGGGATTGGCCGAACTCGAAACTTGGGGATCTTTCAACTTCGACAAGTGCGCCACGTATCCAGTTGCTTACACGACAACCCCTTTATTTTCTCGAATGTACCAGAAACTTGGGGCTGGATCTCCTAAAAACGATCCGGCTCTTACCGAAGATCAGCAAATAGACGACTCTGGTACAAATGTAATTGAAAATATAGTTTCAAAAAAGAAACTAGAGTTGGCGACGAACGGCGTTCTGTCCCTCAGGACTGTCACAGGAACGGCTGTATGGAGCACGCCTTCCGGTGCTGGAACTAATTTCAAACTAAAATTCGACACAAGTGGCAACTTGTGTGTGTTCGATAAGAATGGAAACACGCCATGGTGTATGCTCCCGAAGGTAACCGTCCAGCAAACGAGCACGAGTGGTGGTAATCTAGCCACGTTACAGCAGCAGCAATTGGCCGCCGGTAACATGAAAAATACCACCGACACCGCCAAGAGGTTCGTTATGATTGACGACGCGGGCCGGTTCTGTATGTATCGCGGAACCCCTGGTAATATTCAGGGTAATTCAATTGTGTGTAAATAATTTTCGGTAGTATCTATTAAATGTGTGATGTTCTGTGGCCTTGTGACACGGGGGCGACAGCTTCCACGAGTTACAAGTCAACGTTCGAACAACTTCAGCAGAATATGTCCAGTTTTATACAGACAAACAGCCAGGAAACGGCTTCATCGACGATGAACATCAACACGGCCAGAATTGAGGTGGGCGGGAACGTCGATGGCAGAATTAATCTTACGCAGAGAATTGATCTGACCAAAGAGGTGAGCGGTAAACTACAGCAAACGAGTCTAGATCAGCTCAAAACCATGATGGACACTTCTCTGCAAAGCATGGTCAGTCAGGCGGCCGAAGCAACCGCGTCGACGGGAGGGGGCCAAGCCGCAACACAGAATGATGTGGAAATAAATCAAACTATTCAGTCTATTACTTCGCAGACGACGCAGCTGAGCAACTATAATAAACTCGTTGATGAGACCCTTAATAAAAATGACGGAACTATAGTTATTAAAGGAAACGTCGGGAAAAATGCCGACATTACGATCGACCAGGGTATAGTTGCTAAAATAGTTGCGAAAAATGTTTTGGAGTCGGTCGCTACACAGATCATGGATAATACGACGATAGCCAGTGTAATAAACACGGCTGAACAGACGGCGGCGGCAACTTCCAAGAACCTTTTAGACAATCTGTTTGAAGGTATTGCCAGTATTTTCGGTATTGGCGCCGATGTTGCCAAAACCTGGATTATCGGGTGCGTGATCGTTCTGTGTGTACTCTGTGGAGGTATACTCGCTTTCATGATGAGCCCGGCGGGTCAGGAGACGGCGACGACGGCGGTATCAGCGGGTGCCAACATCGCCAAGTCTCGGTATGCTTAAAGTTTAGCAAGTAACGCGCCGAGTCTTTCTTGAGCTAAATTGGTCTCCGACGGTCCGATCGGGCCTACAGGACCTGTTGATACTTCGCCCCCTCCTCCACTCATCATCATCAGAAGTATCAAACAACAGCAGCAACACAAGCAGAAAATAATAGCACCAAAGGCCCCCTTTTGTTTCGTTGGCGTCTGTAGATACTTGTCAACAAACTCACTCTTGCCTCGCTTAATGATCAAATCACTTTCATTAAACGTGACACCCCCCTCGTTACACGTGCCATTTACACACCCTTGGCGCGGAGGGCCGGATGTTGTTGGAGGTGGTGGCGCACCCCCGCCAGTTGCGGGGGGCGACCCGACGGTTACAGTCTCACCGGATCTGTCTTGTGTGGAAGTCAACTGGCTAGGAATTGCTTGATTTGTACCGGCGGCGCAATTCTGCTGAATGTTAATGTCCCCTGAAATGTTCCCTCCCGCTTTGATACTTCCGAAACAAACAGTAAGTGTTGAATTACATGCCGTCGCCTGATACACGTCAGGGCGAAGCACTGATTGGCTTCCGGCAACGTCTGCTGATGTACACGCACTGGAATAACATCTTGGAATGAATGCCCTTTTTACATTCATAACAAATGGTGCGAGATTGGGCGAAGTAACCGAATTGAAAGCATCGTTAAGATATTTGAGATCATCACATCCGGGCAATGCCGCATCGGTCGTTCCACATCGCGTCAAAGGATCCACACCATCAGAACCCACTTTCACCGCATTCACACAACTACACGCCCCGTGATCGGAATGGGATGAACAATAAGCACGAATAGTAGCGATGACTAGAGTCTGTGTTAGTGCAGGTATATTTATACCCGCCGCTTCGATTGGTGTGCGTAAAAGCTGATTTATGAACCCCACAATCTCACTGTACTGACCCCAAGTATCTTTCAGGTCGGATGGCATATTCGACACGGCAATACCGGAGTAAGAATTTCCATTCACACCATTGATTCGGTCTAGAAACAAATTCGTCGCGTCTCTTGCAAGGTCTACACTCTCCCCGGTAATACACGTCATCACAAAATCGCGCTTGGATTTGTTCGTTATCCACGAAGGCCCTTCAGCCACTATGCGTTTAAAAAGTTCAGCGTCATAGGTTCCGGTTCCTTGGGTGTCGTAAAATCTCTTACATGTCGTCGTGTCCGCCTTGAGAGCAGTATAATTGAATGTAGAACACCTATCATTGCGCATCTGGGTTCTAGTGCCTTCGGGAAAAATAGTCATGTCAGAATCTGAAAAAAGCTTTGCATCAGAAGGAAGGGTTGTGTATGTACATTTAATCTTGGCGTTTGTTGCCGCCGTTCCCTTTGCGCCACCCGTTCCCTGTGAATAAACGAAACTGCTCGTCGTGGCGCCGATCGATGGACACATCGTCCCTGGGCCCTGGGCGGGATCTCGGCCACAATTTCTGGAATATTTGTTTGACATTGTAGACGCGATACATACAGCTTTATCACAGTAAGTACCACATGCCACGCCATCTGAAATAGCCGTCATGCCGGTTGGGCAATTAGGTTCATCATTGGGTATGGTGCATGGAGTTTTTAAATTGGCGCCACCCTCCGTCCAATTTAGAGGAGTTATATGATCCGTGATATATGGAGGCGGCATCCTCAGCTACTTTATTCTAATATAAAAATATCTCGTCCTGGAAATCCAATGAGAGGGGTCGTCCACACACCCTACTACGACTGGGACGGACGCAAGTACCTGGAAATTTTAATTGAAGGGCGCGTGACCCGTGTCAAGGTGCCCTTCAGGTACGGCCGCGTCATGTGTCGGGTTTTTGGAACAAAAACCGTCCAGGAACTTCAAAAGGGTGATGAAATTGAAATTGAAATTGAAAAGAAGGTCTGGGACGGAGTCAACCACTGGATCCTTGTGAGCTTTAGAGAAATTACCGACTCTTAGGGTAATGAATTCACCGACGGGAACCTCCGGTTCCCTGCTCACAAGAAACGGATATGTCGTCCAATCAGAAAACGAGTCTGAAATAAAGCGGGAACTCACTGTTAGACCACAGACAAATGCTCTTGGGTCTTCCGGGCCCGGGTTCGGTCCCTCCTTCAAGGTTTTCAGACAAGTCAAAGGGGAGCGGACGCTGGTCGTTCCCCGCTATTATGGCCTCGGGAGGTTCGGGCCGCCCCCCAGGGACACCCGCCCTGCTTGTGCTGGGGCTCCTGGGATTGTTTTCACTGGACGCCTACGAGACGCGACGCGACAACCAGAAGCCTTTGCAGCTGGAAGTAAAGCCTTTGAAGAAACGGGAGGGGGCGTTCTGTCCCTTCCCTGCGGATTCGGGAAAACTACGGTTGCCCTGGCTCTTTCGGCACAATTGAAGGTCCGAACCATGATCGTCGTTCACAAAGAGTTTCTCGCGAACCAGTGGGTCGACAAGATCAAGGAGTTTTGCCCAGGCGCCACCATCGGCCGCGTCCAAGGGGACACCTTTGACATTGAAAAGGATTTCGTCATCGCCATGATCCAGACGATGTCCCAGCGCGAGTTTGACAAGAAGGCTTTTGATTCTATAGGCCTTTTAGTTGTGGATGAGGCTCACCATATCGGCGCCCCCGCCTTTTCACAGTTCATGTTCAAGGTTTGTCCACGGTACACGCTCGGACTTACTGCGACGCCAGAACGCAAGGATGGACTTACGCGGCTCCTGTACTGGTTCCTTGGTCCCGAGTTCTTCAAGGTCGAGCGGGTCAATCAAGGGACGACAAAGGTCACAACGCTCAATTATACGGATCAAGCCTTCAAAGAGTCCCCACCCGTAACGCGCTTTGGTCAGCTTAACATGGCTGGTATGATCAACATCGTCACTGAACTCGAGGCTCGGAACGACCTCATCGTTCAGACGGCTGAAGACGCCCTCGCGGACGGGCGGCGAGTACTGGTACTTAGCGACCGGCGTGAACATTGCTTTTACTTACAAAATAGGCTAGGCTCTAATGCTAAACTCTATGTTGGTGGGATGAAGGAGAAGGACCTGGAAGAGTCTTCCAAGAGTCCCATAGTGGTTGCCACGTTTCAGTTGGCTCACGAGGGCCTGGACATCCCTGCTTTGGACACTGTGATTTTAGCCACACCCAAGAGCGACATTAAGCAATCTATCGGCCGTATCATGCGTGAAACGGCGGGTAAATTGAACGATCCATTGATTTTCGACATTGCTGACCAATGGTCTGTGTTTTTCGCAATGTATCGCAAACGCTTGAAGGTTTATAGGGAAGGGGGGTTCGAGGTCATTAGTGAAGCTAATGACCGACCGGAGAAACCCACCGAGGTTTTCGGGAAAGGCAAGTGTCTATTTTGAACCTCTCATAGAGTCCACGAGGCCGAGCACGAAAATACCCACAATAAACCCCATTAAAATGTAATTACACTCTGTATTGTCTGAAACTGGAAGAGGTCCTTTATTTACAAAAGCTTTTGAAGGCCGTACTGGGGGCCTGTCACTATTATCATCGAATGGCGCAAAGGCCACCGCCATTACTTAATGTTTAGAAGTTTTTTACGGGTAACACATCTCGGATGCGCCGCTGTACTCTACAAAGGAGACCCTTCGGGTCTCTCACTTTCTAGAGGGACACTTCCTTCTTCTTCGGCCGCCCCTTCCCCTTCCCCTTCACCGCCACCTCGCGCATGTCCGGGTCGCCCGCGTCCACGCTCACGATGTCAGACACGTCGTCGTCGTCCTGCCGCGCTGGGCGACTCATCTGCGGCTGTGGAGGTCCCATCATACCCATCAGCGACCCAAAGTCCATTCCTGGCCCGCGCATCTCGCGCCGCAGTCCGCCCGCGGGAGGCTCTGCTGAACCCGGACCGGCACCCGGCTGCGTACGCTGTACAGCATCCATCATGTTCTGCATCAGACCTGGGTTCTGCTTCATAACCTGAGTCACGTTCGGTACCGCCGCCTTGAACATGCTGTTCGTCAGGTGGAACATCATCGCCGAACCACCAACCATCATGATCAGCTTCACCTCTGGTGCCACCTGTACCTTCGTCTTGTACTTGTTGTACAGCTCCTCGAAGACGCCGTCGTAATCCTCGACGTTCTCCATGGTGTTCTGGGACCATCCGTTCAGTTCCACGTCGAACGGATCGAACTTGTCGTTCAGAAACTCCAGGCCCGTCACACAAGCCACAAGCATACGCCGCTGGAACTTGATGGAACGCTCGACATCGATGGAATACGTCATCCGCTTGTACTCTGTGCGAATCTCCTCGATGTCGCTGTAAATCGTCAGACGGGCGCTCGACTGAATACCCTTCTTGTTCAGCCGAGTAATCTTGTTCAGCAAATCAGCCTTCTCGTCCTCGATGGTCTTGTAGCCCTCAGAAGGCATCTGGTCGCCACCTCCGCCGCCGGGACCGAATCCATTTTGTCCCCCTTCTGGTCCGAAGCCTGCGGCTTCGTCCTCCTCCCCGTCATCGTACTCCTCATGCATAGGTGGAGGAGGCGCGGTCCGCTTCCCAGGGTTCATGAACATGTCCATACCGACATCATCAGGAGGATTCATGTCTTCACGGGGACCCGCGGAACGCTTAGCAAATGGACTAGGTTTCGCAGGCTTGGGGCGGACGGCAATCGTCTTTTTCGCAGGAACTTCGATCGAGATTTCATCCAGCAGACGGGTTTCAGCATCGTCAAGATCCATAGGCGGCACGTCCATTCTGAAACCTTTTTAGAAAGGAAGTTGAAAGCTTTAACGCACTAAAAAAATATTAACAAAATATAAATGGCATTCAAGTTTGGCAAGATCTTTACCCAGGCTGTTATCATCGGTCTCCTCGTGGCTATCCTGGTCATGCTGGTCCAGGGCCGTGGCTCCACCTACGAGGCCGCCCCCCTGGTGACCGTAGCCGGCTCAGCCGCTGCCGCCGGTCCCTCGAGCCTGTCGGAGATTCCTTCGTCCCTGGAGTGCACCCCAGGCCCATCCGAGAAGGCGGCGTACTACACCCGTGGCCTGACCCCAGGTGGCCTGTGCGGTGACGGCGACATGATCCGCGAGCAGATTCGCGACTTTTCCATCGAGGGCGGCATCGGCGGCTCGCTGCTGGAGCGGACCTAGACCGAGACCTAGACCGAGTCCGAAGGACTCGTGATCCCGCAGGGGCGAAAACCCTTCGGGTTTCCTGAGTTACGCGACCCAAACCCTTCGGGTTTAAAATCTGTACCTAAATTAAATGTGTGACACGGAAGTGTACACCGTTCGTGTTGATTCAGTCTATGCTGCATCAAACACGAGCTTTGTGAGTTATATCAACATCCCTCTTCGTAACGTCATCAAGGCTGAGCTACTTTCGTGTAGCTTCCACGGTAACGCCACGTCGATCTCAACCAGTGCAATTTACGTCCACGTCGAAGAACTGACGTCCAAGTTTCTGGACCGTGGAAACCTCAGCTACGATTCCCAGGTGGCGGGTCAAATTTCGACAGAGGGCGTGGGACCCTATTTACCAATTTCAAACACGAATATGTTAGCAACCTCCCTGGTCTGTATCCCCTTGGCAGATGGCGTTCCTGACCATCGCACGATTTTCACGTCTGGCGGCTACTTCCCCGTCGAAGTCACCTATATAGAACCCATCAGACAGATTGAAAAGTTGACCATAAATCTACACGCCTCATCTGGTGGTCAGCCTACTATTAATCTGGGACCAACGTTCATGACTTTCCGGTTTACATGCTCAAAGCCCAACCGGTGCATGTATCCGGACCGTGACGGCGTCCCACTTCTGTAAATAATCACTACGCAACTAGTAGATGGAGTACATTGTGTATGTGGACTCTGATAATCGGAACCAGACCCTCTGGCCCGATTCAAACAACTATACTCTTCACTTGACCACCCCAATCTTGAACATATCAGAGGTTGAGTTGGTCTCGGCTCAGCTACCCGCCTTGGCCGCGTCCCAGTTCGTTGCCCTGGACATTGCAGAACTCCGCGCCCCGAGCCATCTCACGGCCGCGGCTCTCGAGGCCGCCGTCCCCACCTCGAATGCATTCAACGGCTCTTTTGCCACGATCCCTATCAAAATTACAGGAGACGCTGAATTTTACAACGCAAATTACCGGATCAGTACCGTGTATCCCGCTCGCATAGACAAACTGGACCGTCTGACCGTCACGTGGCGCCAACCGAACAACGGAAACTTGCTCATTGCCGGACGGAACATGTTTCTCCTAAAATTCAAAACCATTCAAGTCCCCATGGAACCAGAACGACCTCTGAGTCTGCCACCCCCAGTCCCGTGGAACAACGGTGACCAAACCAAAATGTACATAGTCGGGGGCGTGGCTCTCGCCGGTCTTTTGATAATAATATCAGTAAAAAACAGATAGACGATGTGTGACAGCATCGCGAATGGGGGCCCCAGGGCCGTTGCGTGCCCTCCTTGCCCCCCCGCAAACGTCATCATCGCCTCAAACGTCCTAGACACAACGGGAAACGTCATCGCCGGTAACATTATCGCAGTTGACGGAACCTTTACAGGAAACTTGTACGTGGCTGGTAATATTGTTTCAAATATCAGCTATTCTATCCTTAACGTTGCAGGACCCATTAATGGCGCGAGTATTTGGGGAACGGCGTATTATGGAAACGCCTACGGTCTTTCGAACATCAACGCCTCAAACCTCACGGGAACAATTTCAAACACGAACCTACCGGTCGTTGGCGCAGTGGGAACCTTTGGAGACTTTTCGAACGTTTCACAGGTGACCGTCGACCAATACGGGCGCGTCACCGCAGCGGCCAACGTGGCGATTCTGTCATCACAGTGGACCACGGTCGACGGGAACGTCGCTTACCAGAACGGCGTGTCCATCGGAACCCTGAGCGCCCCACCCGTCGGTTCCAACCTGTACGTTTTCGGCTCGGCCAATATCACGGACACCCTGAACGTTTCAACTTTGTACGTAAATTCAGCAACCGTCTTCGGTTCAGCCACTCTGAACGTTTTCGGCGTCTCGAATCTCTCGACTGTCCTGGCCTCACTGTACATCGGTGACGGTTCGGGAATTTCAAACCTTAATTCAAGTAATTTGGCAGGGAACGTTGCCACTGCCAACGTCGCCGGGGTTGTGACCAACCCCTCCCAACCCAACATAACCTCAGTGGGTACTTTGACCGGTCTCACCGTCCAGGGTCTCTTGATTGTTTCCAACGGTTCCGCAATTTCAAACCTTAATTCAAGTAATTTGGTCGGGAACGTTGCGGCGGCTAACGTGGCTACGAGCGTCACTAGCCCTGCTCAACCCAACATAACCTCCGTGGGTACTTTGACCTCTTTGACCGTCTCGGGGGTCTCGCAGGCGGGCCTGTTCGTCGGAAATGGTTCCGCAATTTCAAACATTAATTCCTCAAACCTCGTAGGCAATGTGGCACGAGCTAATGTCGCCCTGGTAGTTTCTCAACCGGCTCAACCCAACATAACCAGTGTAGGCACTTTGACCTCTTTGACCGTCTCGGGAATTTTGAACTCTAATTTGTTTACAGGAAATGGTTCCGCAATTTCAAATATTAATTCCTCAAACCTCGTAGGCAATGTGGCGCGAGCTAACGTCGCCCTGGTAGTTTCCAACCCCTCTCAACCCAATGTGACGTCACTCGGTACTTTGACCTCTTTGACCGTCCAGGGATTACTCATCGCCTCCAACGGTTCTGGAATTTCAAACATAAATGGATCGAACGTCTCGACCGTCCCTACGTCGCAATCAGTTATTACTCCTTCCCAGCCCAACATCACGAGCCTCGGTACCCTCACGGGTCTTTACGCCTCTGGAAATGTGTCCGCCCCCTTTTTCATCGGTGGCGGCAATACCCTGAGCAACGTACAGGTTTCGAACCTTTCGGGAACCGTCAACTTTGCAAACGTGGCCGGTTCAGTCACCAACCCTGCTCAGACCAACATCACAAGCCTCGGTACCCTCACGGGTCTTTACGCCTCTGGAAATGTGTCCGCACCCTTTTTCATCGGTGGCGGCAACGCCTTGAGTAACTTGCAGGTTTCGAACCTTTCAGGGACCGTGAACTTTGCAAACGTGGCCGGTTCAGTCGTCAATCCGGCCCAATCCAACATCACCTCGGTCGGAACTTTAATTTCCTTGTCCGTCCTCGGGTCTCTCATTGCCGGTACAATCTCAGGTGACGGCCAGGGTCTTTTCGGTATCCATTCGAACGCCATCATTGGAACGGTCGCGACGGCCAACTCGGTCGTCCAAGCCGCCCAACCAAACATCACTTCGGTGGGTACCTTGACTGGTCTGAACATACAAGGGTTACTCGTAGCCTCAAACGGGTCGGGAATTTCAAACATTAATTCGTCAAATTTAACAGGCACCGTACCCTTGACCACCCTTCCAACGAGCGGCGTCAATGCAGGCATGTACGGCTCGGGTGCAAACGTCTCCCAAGTCACCGTCGACCAGTACGGTCGCGTCACGCTCGCCAGTAACGTGCCCATCGTCGCGTCTCAGTGGACCTCCGTCGCCGGGAATGTCGCGTACCAGAACGGCGTGTCCATAGGCACCCTGAGTGCTCCTCCTGTGGGCTCTAACCTTTACGTCCTAGGTACCGCCAGCATAGGGAACGTCATTTCAAACGGCTCGGCCCTTTCAGCCCTCCAGGCGAGTAATGTTCAGGGGAGTGTGCCCTTGGCGAACGTCGTTGCACTCGCTTCTCAGCCCAACATCACGAGTGTAGGCACCACCTCTACGACATTCACGGTCAATGGTCTTTTGATTGCGGCAAATGCCTCGGGTCTGTCCAACGTGAATGGTGCCAACGTCTCAACCGTCCCGACGGCTCAGAGCGTTACAGTAGCCGCTCAGACTAACATCACCAGTGTGGGCACTTTGACAGGTCTCGCAATCTCTGGATTGCTCGTTGTTTCCAACGGTTCTGGAATTTCAAACATTAATTCCTCAAATTTAGTCGGGAACGTTGCGGCGGCTAACGTCGCCCTAGTAGTTTCCCAGCCCTCACAACCCAACATAACCTCGGTCGGTACTTTGACCGGTCTTTCTATCCAGGGTCTCTTGATTGTTTCCAACGGTTCTGGAATTTCAAACCTTAATTCATCTAACCTGGTCGGTAACGTTGCTAGTGCCAATGTCGCCCTAGTAGTTTCCCAGCCCTCACAACCCAACATAACCTCCGTGGGCACTTTGACCGGTCTCAACGTCCAGGGTCTCTTGATTGTTTCCGACGGTTCTGGAATTTCAAACCTTAATTCATCTAACTTGGTCGGTAACGTTGCTAATGCTAACGTCGCCCTGGTAGTTTCCCAGCCTTCTCAACCCAACATAACCTCTGTGGGCACTTTGACAGGTCTTTCTGTCCAGGGTCTCTTGATTGTTTCCAACGGTTCTGGAATTTCAAACCTTAATTCAAGTAATTTAGTTGGAAACGTAGCAAACGCCAATGTCGCCTTGGTGGTTTCTCAGGCCTCACAACCCAACATAACCTCAGTGGGAACCTTGACCGGTCTTTCTATCCAGGGTTTACTCATTGCTTCTGACGGGTCGGGAATTTCAAACCTTAATTCATCTAACCTGGTCGGAAACGTTGCGGTGGCTAACGTGGCCGGGGTTGTGAGCAACCCCTCTCAACCCAATATAACGAGTTTAGGCGTCCTAAACTCCCTCGACGTCCAGGGTCTCTTGATTGTTTCCAACGGTTCTGGAATTTCAAACCTTAATTCAAGTAATTTGGTAGGAAACGTTGCTAATGCTAACGTCGCCCTAGTGGTTTCTCAGCCATCCCAACCAA